AAGAAGAAGAAGAAAGGAGGAGGGGAGAAAGACATTTGTTGAGTGAAGAAGAAAGTTCAAGTCTAAATACATCAGGAATAAAAAAAGGAAGAAAAACCATAAAAAATAAAATACAGTTTCAATTAACATTGAACGAAGAACAAAAAAGAATAAAGGCAGATGCTCTTCGTGATGACATTTCGGTTTTTGTTGGTAAAGCTGGTTCTGGAAAAACTCTATTGGCAACACAAATTGCTTTGGAATGTTTTTTCTATCGTGAAGTTGAAAAAATAATAATTACGAGACCAACTGTGTCTAACGAAGATTTGGGATTTCTTCCGGGTAATATAAAAGAGAAAATGGATCCTTGGTTGTCTCCTATACAGGCGAATATGTTTCAACTGTATCATAAAGAAAAAATTGAAAAGTTAATGGTGGAAGATAAAATAGAAATTGCTCCTATTTCATTTCTTCGTGGTAGAACATTTGTAAATGCTTGTGTTATTGTTGATGAAGCACAGAATGTAACAAAGGCACAGATGGAAATGATATTATCCCGTCTCGGTATCAATTCAAAGATGATGCTTACAGGTGATATATCACAAATAGACTTAAAACAGAAAAAAGATTCTGGTCTTCCATATTTATTTAATATGAAAGATAAAATACAAGGATTGGGGGTTTATGAATTAAAAACAAATCACCGCCATCCTATCGTTGATGATATATTAAAGTATTTTGAAGAAACTAAAAACGAGAAATAAATGGTAGAAATTCCAATTTGGCCGGGTTCAAGTAGCTTTACAACAGGAAGCACACCGTTTGGAACATTCGATAATGATGCTGATTTTCAAAGAGATGCCGATTCATTTGCAGATTGGTGTGCAAAACGGTTAGGTTATCCCATCGTTGATGTAGAATTACAGTCAGTTAATTTTTATACTTGCATCGAAGAGGCAGTATATGAATATTCGTATAATGTAAATCAATTTAATATACAACAAAATATGCTAAATATAATTGGTTCACCAACTGATTCAAATTTAACACAAAAAAATATTTCAACTGGATTGGGACCTTTGATACAACTTGCAACCGAATACGGCAGCGAAACTTTTACAAACGGTAATATTAAGTTTCATTCTGCATCTATTGATATACAAACCGGTAGACAAAAATATGATTTAAATGTATTGATTCGAGATGTGAAGGCACCAACAGGTTCAATAGAGATAAAAAGAGTTCATCACTATTCACCACCTGCATCCATGAGATTCTATGATCCTTATTTAGGTAATCAGGCAATGTTAGATACATTTGGTTTTGGTGCATATTCAACCGGCGTATCTTTTATGTTGATGCCTATGTATGCGGATTTACTAAGGGTTCAGGCAATTGAATTTAATGATATGATGCGAAAATCTGCATTTACATTTGAATTGATAAATAATGAACTTCGTATATTTCCTGTCCCAACGCGCGATTTTAAATTATGGATAGAATATATTGTAAAAGAAGAAAGAAGCAATCCATTAAAATATCCAGATGGACAAGTTTCTGACATATCAAACGCACCTTATGATTATATGGTTTATTCTCAAATAAATTCTCCAGGAAAAACATGGATATATTCATTTGGACTTGCACTTGCAAAAGAAATGCTCGGTTATATTCGTGGGAAATATGGAAGTATACCTATACCGAATGGTGAAACATCTCTGAATGCCGCTGATTTATTATCGGCAGCATCTGCAGAAAAACAAATGTTAATTGATCAATTACGAACAACACTTGATAATATGACACGAAGTAAATTATTAGAAGCAAAAAGAAGTGAAATAGAATCTTTGGCTGCTAGTCTTAATGGAACACCTTTAGCAATTTACATAGGATAATATCATGCCATTATTTCACGGACAAAGGGATGCCGGACTTGTTCATAGATTCAATATGGAATTGATTAACGATATAATAGATACCGAAGTCGCTGTCTATAAACTGTCTATTGAAAACACTAAAACAAACATATACAATGAATCTGATAAAAAAGTATATCATAGTCCTATAAAAATACCTGCATTGATAGACTACCAACCACAAACATATGAAGGAACGGAATTTGGACAAGATTATCAACAAACTGCTAACTTTGCATTTATTAGAGAATACTTAAAAGATGTTGATGTTTTTGTTGAGGTTGGTGATGTGATAGAATACAATGGAGATTATTGGGAAATAGATTCTATTCAAGAAAATCAATTTTTTGGTGGTAAAAATCCTGATTATTCATTTGCAACAGAAAGATGGGGACACAATGTTTCTATTGTTGCAAATACACACCTGACAAGACGTTCAAGAATTAACATCGAAGAATTTAGGTCTAATATAGAATTAAATGTAAATGATATACCGAGTAACATATAATGAATAACTCTAGCAAATATAGAAAACCACCACTTCGTAGAACTCGTGATAGTTTTATTGATGATAGAAATTCTGTACAAAACCCCAGAATAGATTTGGGTGATTCTAGACATACACAAATTAGACGAGATAATGATAGAACGAGAACACTTGGTATAACATTGTATGATATAGATTTTGCAATAAAATCTTTTATTGATAATACTATTCAGTTAAAAGTTGAAGACTCGAATGATTTAATACAAGTACCAACAATTTATGCAAATTCTGAAAAATGGGCATCTATACAAAAAGATGGATTCTTAAAAGATAAAAAAGGAAAAACAATGGTTCCACTTTTATCTTTTCGTAGATCTAATGTTGCAATTAAATCTGAAATGCGTAGAAATAAAGTTGCAACAACAAATCAAATTGCATACATAATGAAACAGAAATATAATACAACAAATCCGTATGATAAATTTAGTTTGTTGAATGATAAAAGAAAATCCAATGAATATTTTTTAACTCCAATTCCTGATTATGTTGATATTACTTATGATTTTATAGGTTGGTGTGAGTATCAAAACCAATTAAATTACATAATAGAGCAGTTCATATATTTTGGTGGAAAATCTTTTGGTGATAGAAATTCATTTAAGTTTTCAACTAACATAGATGGTGCAACTATTGAAGATAGTAACACAACCGGGCAGGATAGGTTAGTTAGAACATCTTTTCAATTACTTGTTCATGGTTATTTGATTCCAAAAGATGTTGCTAGGGAAGTTACAACTAAACGAATTGTTACTGAAAATAAAATAGTATTCACATCGGAGGCATTTAGAAGTATAAATGATATACAAACAGAAGCCGATAAAATAAATTCATACCATAATCCAAAAGAAACGAATAAAAATGAATATGATAAAGTTGATCCAACAAAACCAGACAAATTGCCAGTTGGTAAAGATGAAGATAATTATACTCCGATAAATAACGATGGAAAAGATGTTTTAGAATATTATGAATCATTGACAAAAGATAGAATAGATGCCGTAGTTAAAAAATCTGCCGGTGTATACACGAATGAAATAGACAAACAATAATAATATTTAACACATTTTAGATATTATTTTTCATATTTATATTAGTTATTTAATCAAATTAATTTAAGAGGTTTTATATGTCAGAAGTTACAGATAATCAGACATCAAATCAAAACACAGAAAAAGATTTTTTACAAGAAGACATTCAACTTGTAAAAAAATTACAAAACGGTTATGCAAGAACAACTGCACAAATTGGACAGGTTGAAATAGAATTACACCTTTTAACGAAAAGATTGGAAAGTATGAAGGAATACAGAACAAAGCTTTTTGAAGATTACAATAAGTTACAGGTGGAAGAAAAAGAACTTGTGGAGAGTTTGAATGAAAAATATGGCGATGGTGTTTTGGATTTAGATTCTGGTAAATTTATTCCATCAAATTCATAGTTTGATGTTTTTTGATTATATTTATATTTGAATTTAATTCTTTAATTTTTCGGAGATAATAGTGGCTACTGAAAGAATTGTAAGTCCTGGAGTGTTTACGATTGAGAAAGACTTATCCTTTTTACCACAAGGTATAGGTGCAATTGGTGCAGCTCTTATAGGACCAACATTAAAAGGACCTGCGTTTGTCCCTACCGTTGTAAACGGATTTGGTGACTTTACAACAAAATTTGGTGGTACATATGAACAATCATATTTACCCTACACAGTAAAAAATTACCTAAATAATGCGCCAAGTGCAACCATAGTTCGTGTATTGGGATCAGGAGGGTATTCACTAGAACATCCACTTGCAATAGTTGCAACGGGATCATGGGGTAAGTCTTTAATTACATTTTTGCATCCAACATTTGTAGTTTCTAATACTGATGACGCTGATTCATTATTTGCAAAATCAACTATTTCTGCAAATGCAAGTGGTAGTTTTGTATTGACCGTATCTGGTGGATTTCTAACAGATGATACATCATTTACTAATGCAATAAATCAAAACGGAACACCATTTAGTACATCTATTGATCCGAATAGCACATCATATATTGGTGATTTATACGGTTACAATCCATACGGAACTAATGCTGTTTACAACTATGTAATTTTTGGAAACAAGGCATCTGCATCTTTGGCTGCTGATCCTGCAACTAGAATAATAATTGAAACCGGTTCTGCCAATCCTTCCGATTGGGATTTCACGAATGATTATTTAGAGGCATCTACACCTTGGGTAACATCTCAAAAAGTTGGTGCAACTACACAGGATCTTTTCCGTTTCCATACACTTTCTCATGGTATTCATTCCAATTATGAAGTAAAGGTTGGTATTGCAAACATAAAACCTGCTGGAACAATTGCTGGTTCTGAATATGGTGAATTTGACGTAGTTATTAGATTTGTTGATCAATCTAAATTACCACAGACACCTTTTACAACACAAGATGAAGATATTAGACCAAATGTTGTAGAACAATTCAGATGTAACCTTGATCCTAATTCACCAAGATATATTGGTAGAGTTATAGGTGACAGATACATAACAATTACAGATGAAGGAAAGGTTGTTATTAATGGTGATTATTCAAACAAATCAAATTACATTCGTGTAGAAACAACAGATTCCGTTGCAAATGCAGCTGCTTCTCCCAATCTCGTTCCTTTTGGATTCCGTGCTTTGAGTTCACCTATACCAACTGGATTCACACAACCGACTGCCGTTAGTTATGTAACAAGTCAAACTATAGCATCTTCATATAACAAACGAGTATATTTTGGATTTGATTATGATTTTGGTGAAACAGATAACTTCTCATATTTGAGACCACTTCCTGTTTCAACAAAACAAACAACTGGATCTAATACCGATTTCTATTTAGGAGATTATTCACAAAGTGTTGGTGCAAATTTCCCAACAGCAACAAGTCCATACACTGGATCTATTAATTTGACAAGTAATACTTCACTCGATACTCGTAAGTTTATGTTGCCATTCCAAGGTGGATTTGATGGTCACAAACCTAATCTTCAAAAGAAAACCGGTATTCATATAACAAATGCAAATACACAAGGATTTAATATATCATCAACTGGTGCAGATGGTTATACATCCTATAAGAAGGCACTTGATACAGTATCTAATTCAGATGAATTTGATATTAACCTCGTTGC